GGCAGGAGTGGGTTGCCTAAAAAAACGCTGTTAGTGGTTGCGTCTTTTTTCCTTATGGGCGTTGGGTTTGCGGTCTGTTCGCGTTGTAGGTGTACGCCGTATGCTTGGCCGCGTCGGCTGTTACAGGGCTTGCAACTTGGTACTAAGTTGTCGAGTTCGTGACTACCGCCGCGTCCTGGTTCTATTAGGTGGTCTGCGGCTGTTGCTTCACGTTGTCCGCACCAATGACATAGTGGACTATCGGCTAATAAACGTTTACGGTTTGCTAGGTAGGTTGCGTTGCCGTTATGTGCTGCCACGTTATGACCTTACCCAACTGGCGCGCGCTGGCGCGCTTGCCCTCGGTTTGTGCCGGTGTAGTTTCATGTCGGGCTAATCCTTTATGTCGGTTTGTTATCGGTATGTCTGTACGTGTTATTAAAGCCTAATGCGTTTATGCCCGCCCACGGTTAGCCCTAGCCGTTCCCATTACTTGTTATGCCTGATTATGTTTACAGGCCGCCCCAACGCATAACGTTATTACTTTCGTCTTACAGCTTTAACGCGCGTCGGTCTAACCACGTTCCCGTGGATTAACCCCGCGCCATGCGAACGGCGTACGGTCTGTTGCTACTGGCCTGTTGTAAGTTCTGTATCTAATCGGTTCGCGATAGTAACACGGCACATAGCACCATTAACGCAACTGCTAACCAGGCCGTACGGTTCACGGTTTACCGTCGCGCGCACGTACTAAAGCCTCGATAGCTAGCGTTAATTCGTCTTGGGCTTGGTGCAGCTCTTTAGTGACTTCATCTAATAAACGCTTTATGGCGTCTAGTTCGTGATGTAATGCCATATTCATTTTGCGTAAGTCTTGTAGCTGGTCATGGCTACCGTAGTTTCCGTTGTAGCGGGTCATTGTTTCCACGCTTCAATAACTTTAGACGCCTGGGCCATTGTCAACGTTTCTAGTATCACGTCGTCGGCGTCTAACAATAGTTGCAAGGCTTCGAGTGCCGCCAAATCGTCTAACCCTCTACCTTTAGCAAGCGCTTTAATCATGTAAAGTTGTTTGCTACTGGCATGGACGCTGCCCGCTTGGGGTGTACGCATTGGCGTTATTGTTGCTTCGCTACCAGTTAGTCGCGCTTCAACCTCGTTACGGCTTGCTATCGACTTACTAACGCCGCAACCCATGTAGCCCAACGCGCGCCCTAACGCCGACGTCATACCTACCATGTATTCGCTTCGCTTCGTGTAAGGCGTGTTACCTGGGAACGGTTCGGCAGCCGACGCTATAACCGGTATTGGGTCTGCTATGTCGCGCCACACGGTTACGGTGCAACGTATAAACGTCGAGCCGTCGGGCATGGTGATTACTTGGTTGTCTGTTTCTTGTATGCGTAAATCGGGCCAACGCTTTAACGCTTCGGCTAACCGTGTGGGTACGTCTACGTAGTTGTCAAGGTTAAAGGCCATTGGATACCACAACTTCGCAATTTTGTACGCTTAAAAGTTGTGCTGCCTTTAAATATGCTTCGGCGCCGTAATGCGAATTTGGGTTTGTTTTGCCAGCGCAATTCATTAACACATTTAACAACCATTCGCCAGCGTCTAAATCGTTACCGTCGGCTTGGTAATCGCGCATAGTAACTAGCAACGTAACTTTTTGTAGTTGTACGTTAGGTGTTTCTACTTTTTCGGTCATGTCGGGTATCTTTCTGTAGTCGGGTGTATTACTTGTTTGTCACGTTACCACAAGCCTGTAGTACGGTGCGTTTGTAGTTCGCTGGTTTCGGGTAAATCCTCTAGCGGCCATAGTGCAGCTTGTGGCACAAAATAGCCAGGTTTGGGCACGTCTGCCCGCCAATAGCAAGCGCGTTGGATTTCGCTGCTATCTTTCCAGCCTCGAAAACTGACCTCGGTATAGTCGTTTAAAACTATGCCCAAAATGTATATGCCGCTTGGGTTATGTGGCTGTTTAATTAGGCAACCGTCGTAACGTTCCGTTGCTTTAATTTGATAGCCCAGTACGTCATCATTTGTAGGGTCATACGGTTTTATTACGTAGTCGTAGCCAAACCATTTAGCGAAAGCGTATTCGGCTACTAATCCCGTAAACGACGCTTTCGGGGTGTAGCTGTGGGTAAATGTGTCGCGGGCTTGTAGTTGTTTTGTTTGTGTTTCTAGCTCTCGATATAAATAGTTAAGTTCGGCGCGGTCTTGACTGTTTAAACGTATTGTTACTCGTTCGTCTATTTGTGCCATGTTGTCGGGGCCTTTAATGGTTTGTGTTTAGTGCAAGCTTTTAAATCTTTATGCGTATATAACTTTTTTGTGGGGTTTGTTTTGTGGGGTGTTTCTTTTAAAGTTTGCCCACATAGGTTGCATTTCATATGCCGATTATTACGGCCATGGCTGCGGTAATGACGGCGCCAGCGAATTTGTGTTCGTCGCTTGGTGTGCCGGCTAAATACTTTTCGCGCAATATGGCTAGTTCGTCTAACAATATCGAATGGTCTACCGGCTTAGGTGCTACAAGTTGATAAGGCCTATTTAAAAATACTTCGTCTACAAAACTTTTAAAAGTTTCGGCGTACTTTTCTGTATACATTTGTCGGGTACTTTCTGTTAGGCCTGGGTCGGGTATTGGCTGTTCGGTCATGGGTTAGGCAACGCCCACGGGCCGTACCCCGAATTATGCCATATGGCTAACGCGGAGTTTGTGTTTACTATCGGGTCGAATAGGTCGGTACAAGTTGTTACTAAGCCTTTTGCCTGTAACCAGCCGATAGGCCAATACTTGTTAGGGCGGCACCAATAGCCGTTAATTTGGTAGTAGCCATAGCTGCCGCCTGCAGTGTCTCTACCGTTATAGGCGTCGGCCTTGCAACCGCTTTCACGGTAAATAATGCGCGCAACGGTACCCATTTCAGTTAATGGCCAGCCCGCTTGCTGGGCTAGTTGTAACGCATATTGGCAATCTGTTAACGGTGCTGCCGTCGTAGTAGTCGACGTTGGCATAGGCGCCAAACTGACCGTAACGGGGGGCGTTACAGGCAGGGCGCCAGGCGCGTTGTAAGCGTCGTAGGCGAACGCTAACCCTGACAGGCTTATAGTTACAGCCGTAAAGATTTTGGCTATTAGAAAGTTCATGCAATACCCCTTTTTTCGTCGGTCTTAAAACCGTAGTAGACGCCTAAGCGCTAGGTGGTGATACTGGCTGCAGGCTTTGTAGGTAAAGGGTTACAGGTTCGGGCACTTTGTCGCCTGGGTAATAAAACCAATGCCACGGCTCGGCGGGCATGACCTCTAATGACCAACCAAACGCGGGGCCGTGTTCGCACATAAACGCCCACGTTTCGCCTGCCATGTTTGCGTAGTCAACGGCTAAACCTAAGTTATGGCGACTGCTACCCGGTGCAGCTAGTGGCGCGTTGCCTGGGCGTAGGTAATACTTGCGGCCTTGCCATGTTCGGGTAGAAGCGCCCTCGATAGGTTGAAGGGTGTAGCGCTGTTGAAACCCTGCGGTTTGTTGCGCTATTGACCTGTAGGTATCGCCTGCAGATATTGGTTTAAATTGTTTGATACCTGCAGCAAACGCGGCGGTTCGTATCGCGTTGTAAGCGTTGGCGGCGCGCGGGTGCAGTTTGCCAAACGGTTTAATATCTACCAGCATATTTGCGGGTAGTTCGCCTGGGTTGACGTGCCCTAACGTGGCGGGTAATACCAGTTTTTTTACGGCTGGTACTACTACGGGTTTATGGGGTTGGGGTTCCACTAGTCGGTTCTGCAGGTTTTCGTTTAAGGCCGTTGGCTGCAACCAGGCCGCTAAGTGTGCCGGTCATAAACACGGTAAGAGTAGATAGCAAGTCGATAAATTGGGCGTCGTTTGGTGACTGCTCGATAGGTTGCGTAACAAACAGTAGGCCGTACACAAAACCTATAACGGTTATTGCAAACGTTACGGCAATAGTGCAGCCGACAAATACAATCATGCGCGCATGAAGCAACTCTATTTCTGCTTTTTCCCTAGCCATTAGATACCCTTTCGCATTGTGTAATAGTGCTGCAACGTGTTAACGCGCTGTTTTTCACTTTTATTGGCGCGTTAGTTCGTGTTGTTTCGCAAGCCGTCGGGATTAGCAAAAGCATTAAACTAGCCAGCAGGGTTAGGCGGGTACGGGTTTGCATTTTTTACCGCTTGTACGGCTGTTTCCCAGGCTTCTTTAGTGTTTGTGCCGCGTTGCCATTCAAAAAATAGGCCGTCTGATTGGGCTTCGTATTGTGTTCGGCGTGTTGTTTCCACTGCGGTTACTTGATTGGTGTAATCAACTGCTGGCCATTGTGCGTCTAGTTCGGCTTGTGTTGGTGGTACGCCTGCGCTAATCCAATTAAGCGTTGCGTAATCATTGTCTGCAATTACCCATTCTTTATCTGAATAGTTTGCTGTTAATACTGCTACATAGTCAATCATGCTGATATTTCCATAACGATAATTCTTGCGTCATTACTGCCAGAGTTTAGACTGACTGTCCCTGCGCCGCTATTTCTTGCGAAAGTTGTTTTGTATGTTGTAGCCGATGTTGTGGCAGGGTTATCTAAATCCATAAGCGACCATGTACCAATTCCTCCGCCGCCAACTGGATTATACATTTGGTCAGTACTTTGGGTCAAAGTAGTAGCAGTTCGCACAATACGAACAGCGCAACTGGTTACATTTGCGTTTGTATAAACAGTATGTGTAGCAAAAACCAAAACTTTACTATTTACTGATGAAGGCGTAATAGACACGCTTAACCCAGTATCAACATAACTTGCGCTAGTTGAACTAATCCCTGTATTGCTTGTTCCTTGCACAATTTGCAACACACGGAACGCACCGCGCAAATCATTCATCTGCGTACTGGTCAAAACTTGCCCAACGGTGAACGCTGCCGGAAGTGTGGTAACTGCTGCCATAGTGCCCCCTAGCCTAGAACATTATCCTCATCTATGCGACCATACAAAATATCGTCTAAAATCAGTTCAAACACAATGACGGTGTTAGCCGTGTAAAAGGTAACTCGGTGCCCGTTGGATACGTTTACCGATATTTCTATGCCCTCTACCGATAATTCCTGGGCTACTTCGCCGCCTGCAATAGTGTTAGTAATCGTTATAGTGTCGCCAATGTCGACTAACGCCAACGTTTCTTTTTGGGCCGTTGTAAGCATTAAATAATCGGTTTGCACGGCGTTAAACGTGGCAATAGGTTCGCCCTCTAACAAGTAGGTTGCCAAGGTTAAAGCTGCGGCGTCATTGTGTAAAAGGCTGTTAGTAATGCTTACGTTTTGAATAAGGTACTTAGCCTGGCTGGCTGCGTCGTCGGCTACTTCAGGGTTTGCAGCGCCTAAGTGTTGAATACTGGCCCTGTTTACTATTAGGTCTGCGTTATAAATAATGCCCAGACTGTTATACGGAATGTTTGTCCCGTCGTCGTGAAAATCTGCAACGCTACCCGAAAGAGTGTTACCAATGCGCGGTTGGCTAGTTATGTCGCCTGTACGCGACATAAAAATACGGCCCTGTTCGGCTGCCTGTATTTGGTCTATGTACGCTTTAACGTTAGTACCTTCGGCAACGGTGTAGGCAGCTGCGCCACCTAATGTTTGGGTACCTGTTTCAATGTCACGGCTTAACGCCGGATAGGCAACTTCGGGCAAGTCCAGCACGGCAGATAGGCGGGCGCTCGATAGTTCCTCGGATACGTTAAATTCGGCTAGCGCTGTTTGGGCTAGTAAATAAAAATCGTCGGCGCAATATACGCTTACCGTGTTTTGGCCGCCTAGTTCATAGTTGTAGTCGTACGACACTATTTGACCTACAAATAACGTTATAAACGTGTTTGTGCTGTCGTATCTGCCAAAAGAAACACGGCGTAAAGGTGCCAATGTAAACACGCCTGACGGGTCTACGTATGGGCTAGACGAATACAGCGGGTTTAGCGTGCCCCCGGCTAGGTCGTCGTTTAAATTAAACGACATAGTACCCGCGCTAAATTGGTCGCCAATATCACGGCGCCCGCGTTTAACGTTTACATTTGTCGAGTATTCAAGCATGGGCGCAAACTCTGTCGTACCGTCTAACACGTATTGGGTGCCGTCTAACAGGCCGCGCGTCGCGTCGTCAAGGGTAAACGCGTCAAGCATAAAGCCCGTATCTATAAACAGTTCGTAGTTGCCGCTTTCAATTACTGACGTAGCCATTAAACAACCGCGATATTTGCGGGGCCTGCAGCCCTGTTGTATGCCCTAATAGCGTTTACTACGGCTTCGCCTATTTCTGCGCTAGTACTAATGCCGCCGCTTACGTTGACGGTTACGGCGCCGCCGCCTGGCCCACCAAAATTAGTACCAGGGCGACTAATAGGCGCCATTACAGGGGCGCTTATGGCGTCGTTAAACCCTGCAGAAATGCCTTTAACGTCGGCCAACTTCAAACCCTTACCGGCTAGGCGCGCGTTAGCAACCGCCATAGCGGCCTCGACGCCTGCCAAATACTGTTGGGCGTTAGACACGCCCGCGCTATAAAACTGTGTTGCCGCTAATTGACCTATCCGGTCTGCCATAGCCTGGGCAGACGCTACAAGCGCGTTAGTTTCGTCTATAGCGGATTGACCGCCTTTAATAAGTTCGGCAGCAATAGCCGAGCCGCTTTCGTTACCTGCCTTTAAAACCTCGGCTAACGCGGCTTCCGACAAATTCATACGCAACAACGTTTCTACGTCCTCACCGTATTTATTTATACTGGTTACTTGGTCACGTAACCCAACTAAAAACCCTGCGCCCGTGTCCTTGCCTGCGTCTTTAGCGTCTTTAAAACTAAACGCCTCTAACAGGCTGCTAGATACCTTTTCGCCAAATTCACTAAACGCGTCTTGTGCTGTTTTCAATGCGCCTTTAGCGTCGTCTAACGCTTTTGTCATATCCTCGACTAAGGCCGCCGACGCTTCTTTTATAGCGTCTTTCATTTTCTTTAACTTTTCTGCCGCTAAGTCAACGCCGCCGCCAAACCCCTTAGCGCCGTCTTTAGCCTTTTCAAAATCTGCGTAAGCCTGTTTTAATTGTTCGTTGCTTAATTGCGGGCCGATAATACCTAAAGCACCAATAGCCGCGCCAGTAGCGCTAATAGTGCCCGCGGTAATAAGTGTTTGCTGGTTTAGCAAATCGCTTTCTTTACGCGCTGCGTTCATCTTTTTCGTGTATGCAGCAAACGCCGCTACGCCCGCAACAACAGCAATAATACCAATGCCCGTAGATACCTGAACCGCGGTAAATGAAGTTGCCAGGGCATAGTTAACGGCTGTAGTAATAATGCTTGCCGCTTTCCATAACATCATGGCGCCCTTAGCCAAAACTATTGCGCCTGATATAGTGCCAATGACCGCAACAAACGCCACGAATTCGCCCGTATTGTTGCCAATGGCTGTAGCAAAATTAACTAATACCGGTAACACGGCTTCAAGTATTGGTAAAAACGCTTGCCCTATCGCTACTTTAGCGTTGGCAACTTGCGCCGCTAATATGCGTTGCTGGTTGGCTGCGCTTCCTGCAGTTTCGCCAAAATCGCCTTGCGCGTCGCTGGTCTGTTGCAAAATAAGTTTTTGAGTAGCCAATATTTTTGCTTGCGCGGTTAATGCCCCGTTGCCGTCGTATAGGCCCATTTTCATAGCCTGGGCTTTTACGGCTGCGTCGTTTAGTAAAACGTTATATTTTCGTATTGGTTCACTTTCGCCACGTAGGGCAGCGCCTAACGCTAGGGCTACGTCGGCGGGGTTGGCGTTATGAAAACTGGCTAGGTCGCCTGATAGTTTGACCATTTCTATAGAAAAGTTTGATAAGTCCGTACCGGCTAAACCTGCAGATTTACCAAACGCGCCCATAGTACCTGCGGCGTCTAATGCAGCTTGTTTAGATAAACCTAAGCTCGACGCGGCGGTGTCGGCAAACTTTTTAATTTCTGTTGTAGCGGTGCCAAAAATAATATTTGTTTTATTTATTGTTTCGTTAAAGTCGCTTGCAGCTTGGGCAGCCTTGTAACCGCCTGTAACAATGGCACCAAACGCCAGCGCGGCAGGTACCGCCATTTTGTTTATAGCAAACGCCGCTTTATCTGACGCTTTAGTAAGGTTTTGAAATTCTTTTATAGCCGCTTCGGCGCCCTTGCCGTTAAACGACGTAATAATCGGTATGTTAATTGCCATAATTAACCTCTAATTTACGGTTTGTTTTAGCCATAACTTCGGCCACAATGTCAACTACAACGGCTTCAACTGCAGGCCGCGCCATGTCTACAGCGGGTTCGCTAGCACGTGGATTAAACGAACCGCCTACCTCTAAGTTTCGTACAAACGCCCCACGGGTTTTAGCGCCTGCATGGTCCCAAATAGCACCTGCAGCGTCTTTTTGTCTAAGGCTTAACAACTGGTACGGCTGCGCTTTAAAATCGACTACCTCACCTGTTTTAAATTTTACGCTTCGCGCTGTTTTGCCGCTTCGATTAGTCATAATTTTAAACCCAGCGCTAGCCATATCGCTAGACCATTTCGTACCCTCACGGCCCTTAATAAGGTTGCCGCGCCCCATGCCGCTTAACGGTGGTTTGGTAGGGATTAAAGAACGTGCAGCTACTAGAACAGGGTCGCCCGCTTGTTTCACTTTCTTTAACATTTCTTTAGCGTAATCGGGTTCAAGTTCTTTTAAAGTTGCCACCGCTTGTTTAACGCCGTAAATATCCATTGTCGTTGAAACGGCCATAGCGGTTACTTTCGTTGTTTGTTGTTGTCTGATAATACAGCAACAACGGTAGCCAAATCGTCTATGTCAAACGGTATAGACGGGGGCCACCACGAAATGGCTACCAACAGTTCGGCAAGTTGGCGCCCGTGGGTGCCCCTTAGGTGGGGTTTACGGCCTCGGTATCGACTACTTCAATATTTGTTAAGCCTTTAACGAACGTGTCAAATTCGCTAGGTACAACAATTTTGTTTAACTTAGACGCCTCATACGCCATAAATGCTAAATCCTCTAGCCCAATACCTGCGGCCATGTCCGACGCTTTACGTTTGTATTTGCGTTCCCACAAAATAATAACGTACAAGTTTGTTACCACCTCATAGGCGGTATCGGCTGTTTCTACTTTTAGCGTAAGTTTCATTATCTGCCTTTTGTGTCGGGCCTTTTCAGGCGTTTAATTAAACTTCTAAAACGCTGTAAACCCCTCCGGTGAAAACCACCGAAATTTGGCCAAGGGTGCCCAAGGCCATTTCGTACGGCAGCGCTTCAAGGTACGCCCCACTTAGTGTCATGGTTGGATTGGTAGCTGTGCCTGGGCTTGTTGCGCTTGCAGACCACGAAACCGTTGTAGACGTGCCTACCAGCGCTTTAAGTGTTGCGTAAGTTTCTGTAGCTGCAAACGACAAGTACAAGTCGCAACTAAGCGTTGAGTTTTCAAGGCCTGCGACATACACGCGCGAACCTGAACCAAACGCGGTACTTTCTAGCGCCTCGATAGTGCGCGTAAAAGTCAATCCGTGGCATTGGTCTTGCATTGAAACGCTGTTGATTGTTAGGTTCGGACTTGCCAAATAAGTTGATGTCGCCATTGTGTTTACTCCTCGTTTGTGTCTGTCTTAGTTTTAGCACCTTTAGGCGCCTTAACGGTGGATTGTTCTATAAAACCGCCTTCGAGTAACGTAACGACGTTTACGCCGTCAACCGGTACGTATTCGTCGCCAGGTGTACCGATACGGGGGCTAAGTATTGTGTATTTCATATGTGCCTATCTTAGGCGGTTGCCTGGGTTTGTAGGGTTATGGTCAAATCGTAGGCGGGTAGTTCGCTGCCGCCAATAATTGCAACAGTTGGGCGCCCGTCGGTTACGCCAATTTTTTTGGTAATGACCTTGCTAGCCAAATTCAGTAAAGACCGTTGCGCGTCAAGGTTGCCAGGCCCCAAGGTAATTATGCGTATTGGGAACGTCATTTCTACAACGTTGTTTGAATACACGCTAAACGTAGGGGCGTCTATAAACGCACAAGGCGGCACAAGGTTACGGGGGTCTGTTACTACCTGCAGCCCTGTAATGGTCGTTAGCGACGCTGCTAAGTCGTCTAGCGCCTCGTTAAACAGGTCTGTAAACGCTACGGGCATTAGGCAACCTGCGGGCGTGGAATACCTAAGAGCTGTTTAATCATTGGCGACAAGCCAACGCTATTACCTGCAGGCAGGCCGTCAAAACTGGCAAAATCTGTTACCGCGCCACGTTGTCGATATAGAAAACCTGCATAGGCAATAGTGCCCAGGGTAACGCTGTCGCTAGGGCTTGTACCTTTTGCGTCTATGTAGCCGCTTTCTAAACGTCGTTGAAAACAAAAAGCGTTCGAAGCTGCCGCGCATTGTGTAAGAAAAGCCGTATCGAGTGCCGACGCGGTGCCAATGCCTAACCAGTCTTCAACCTGTCCGGCTGTAATCCAAGTTGTCGCAATAGTACCTAGCGTTACGGTTCCCGTTGCTGTAGTCCGTGTAACGTCGCTTGCTGTTTTTGCGTACAGAATTTGAAACGGTACGGGCACCTGGTAATTAAAAAGTAAATCGCCGTCGGTGTCTACGCCAACAAACAAATATTCAGGTACGTCGTAAACGGTGACGGTGCCGTTAAAAGTTGCGTCAACGCCTGCAACGACAATAGACGCGCCTACATACACTTCATTAGGTGTAAGCGTTTCTAAAACTGCGTAGTTGTCTAATAGCGTTTTATGCGCTACTTGGTAAACCTGCGTCATGGCGGTTAGGCCGCCTTTCGGTTAGACGAACTTAACGAATTTTGTAGCGTCTGCCATAAACGACGCTGCATAACCTCGGTACGCAATAGTGCGGCCCAGGGTGCTAGGTACGTCTACAGAAATGGCGCCCTTTTGCTGTTCGTAAAATTCAAACCCTGCAGCTGGTCCGGCAGCGTGGCCCATAAATGAACCTGGCGCGTTTTTGTCAACCACCAAAACAAGACCTAGCGGGTTGCCGTTCCAATTTGCAGCCGACAACTGGCCTGGTGCGTTCATAGCGCCAATCTGTGGGAATACTGGGCGGCCTGTCGAGTCAACCAAGGAACCCAACGCGGCCCACGTACCAGGTGTTACGACCATGTGCGTAGGTAGGTAGTTGCTTGTGTTTGAAATTTGGCGGGCGCCTTCGTAAATTGCTGCAATCCAATCGGCTGGGTCTGTTGTGTCGGCAACTGCGCTGGTTTGTGTAATTGCTGCATGGCAAGTATCTACGGCGTAATTATTCGTGGCCTGTCCGTAAGCGATAGCCAACTGGTTTAGAACGATGTTAATACTTGCTGGGTCTGTCCAGTCCAAATCCTGTTCGGACATTGTTACGTATGTACCGAAAGTTAATTTGTTTACGTTGTTATTTGCAACGGTAACAGTCGACGGGTCAAGTGCGTTTAGTTGGCCTGTTGGCTGTTGTGTTACCACGGGCCTTACTGTGATGACTGGTCTACGAAATGTGGCCCCACTTTGTGGCATGGCACGGGCACCGATAGCCGACACGAAAGGGCGAATCGGGTTAAGCGAATCGAACACGTTGCCGGTTATAATTTCTGGCAAAATACCTGGCGTATCGGACGTAGTGATGTTTGGCGCTGCAGCTTGGATACGTGCGTTCATTTCTGCAAGTACGCTGCCGCCTTGAAAAGACGCGGAAATAAATTCGCCTGCGGTTGGCAATTTAAAGGTACGTGGCTGTGCGTAAACAACTGGCGCTACGCTTGCGGCCTCGATAACGGCTGGGGTTTCTGTTGGCTGTGTCATGGTGTCTAACTCCTCGTTAGGTGTTTCGGTTTCTATATTATCTACTTCTTGTTCGTCTTGTGGGATACCCTGCGACGCGGCTACGCGGTCGACTGAAGCGCCCGCAAACGCCCCGTAGGGCACTAACGACAGCTCTTGGAAATCGGCGCTTTCAATAATCATTGTGCCGGCTTGGTCATAACTAAAACGGGTTGGGTTTACCCCAACGCTTACCGCGTCTAGTACGCCGTCGGCTGCCAATACCAGCGCCTCGTTACCTAAAGCGGTTTCGGATATGCGCGCTTCGTACATCATGCCAAATTCACTATCTACTAAACTTGTGACAATTCCTACGGCCTTGGTGCTGTCATGGTTTAGATACAGTTTCGGCATTTTTTCGCTTGCGGTCAAACTGCCTGGCATAAACATAACTTTTGTACCGTCGTTTACTGTTGCCTCGACGTTGTAGGGCAGCGCTAAACCGGCAAGGGTTCGGCGTGGCATACCGTTAGGTTCGGCTGCGTCTATCTTTAAATCTTGTTGCACTAATTTAAGCATTTGGCATTACTCCTACTTCGTCTACTTCTGCGGGTGTGTCATATTCGGATAAGTAACTTTCGGATAAGTAACTTTCTATATCAAATTTAACGTAGGTACCGCGCGGCAAAACGTTACCCATTGACAACGTTTCGGCTATACAGTCCATAAACAATTTGGCGCCGAACATATACAAATCTTGGCGCGCCTGGGTGCTGTTTTGGTAACTGTACGAACCAGTCGCCACGCCCAACAGATACGGCGGGCAATTTGCTAAACGCGCAATTTCTAGCGCCTGGTACTCACTAGCTGCAACCAGCATTTGTTTACTGGCGTCGCTATTTGTTTCGGTGTACGTAACAAATTCGTTTAAGACCGCTACGGAATTTGTAAGTCTTGCGTTTTCAAAAGACTGCCCTAATTGTTGTAATTCCTCGGCGCTAAGGGGTTCCCCTGCAACCTGGCGCAATACTCCCGTAGGTAGCAAACTGCTTGAATTGCGTAAGCGGGCCTGCTCGAGTTTAAGCGACGTCAAAACCGCGTTAGGGCTAGTAAAAAGCAAACCTTGAATAGGGCTAATAAATTGCACTACGTCGCGGTGGTCAATAGGTAAACCGCTAAACATAATTTGTTTAGACGGTGCAAAAAATACGGGGCCTGCCTGGTCTTGCGTTGTAACCATAGCGCTAGGCATACGTTGGAAAGACTTGGGGTAGCCGTCGCTTGACCTCTCGGTGACGTATAAAAAGCACCTCTGCGTAAAAAATAAATCATCAAATAACCAGGCAAGCGTCGTACTGTTTGGGAGTGACGGGTCTAACTGGCGTGTCCAGGCGCGCGGGGCAATTTGTATTTGTTCAAGTTCGCGCGTTACAGGGTTCCACATTTCGTTATACATTGACAACGGCGTACAGCCAATAACTGACGCCAGCAAGTCGCGCGCCCTAGTAATAGCCGGTACGGCCATAGCGCGTTGGCGGGTAGCGCCCTGCGTAAACGCATAAAAGTTATCAAGTTGTGACGCGCCAACATTTGAACCACTAGCCGCCGCTTTAACGGTAGTACCTATAGCGGCCTTGTTGACCTTGTTAAATAACGCCATGCGTTTAGTCTGCCATATCTATTTAAAGTTTGGTGGCACTACCCACGGTGAAGCGGTCTATTCTTTTCCCGACGAAAAGGTAAGCCGTCGCGGATAGTGCCAACTCAACATTAGCGGTTTAGCGTAACTACTAACGGTTTGCCCACTAGCTGCGGTTTAGACGCCAACGCGGCAGCCCAAACCATGCACCTAGCCAACGTGATAGGCCCAGGGCTACGGGTTGACGATAGGGCTACGCTGCCTTGGTGTTTTATAAGTACGGCGCGCTCGACGTGTTCTATTAACTGGTTTTCGCCGTGATGATAAATACGGTTTTCTATAATCATATTTTTAACCGGACTAGTCCAACGCAATAGTTCGCGGTAGCCAACAATGGTTTTACGTCGTTCCATATTTGGCGGTAAATGTATTTCTAGGCCTGGCGTTATTGCTACGCGCAACGTTGGCGCTAACGCTATTTCGGCTTCAACTAAACGCCAAGTTTCGGCAAGTGTTCCCGCAACAAACGCAACCGTAACCGCCGTTTTAAGCCCGACTTGTACGGCCCTAACGCCGACATATAGCGCGCCGTCTATGTCTACTTCAATAGCCAAAACGCCGCCAGGCGGTATAGGTTCGTCGGATTGCAACGCCTCAAATACGCCCATTTCTAACCAGCCGTTTTGCGTTGCTGTCCAGGTGTTAACCGACGCGCGTAAAAACGCGTTGCGGTTTGGGGCTTCGCTTTCTGCCTCGATTACCGACATTTCTAACGTATGGCCTAGCGCGGGGTTGGCATATGCCCAGGCGGCGGGCGTCATTAAATCCATAGACGGGCTAGGGCTAAATTCGGCAAAATAGAGTTTTGTTTGTTCGCCGCTATCTATAGCTCTTAATCCTTGTTCACGCCAACGCAACATGGCTTTACTGTCTTGCGTACCGGCTGTAGACATCATCACAAATAAAGGATTTTTGCGGGCACGTTGCGACGGTAATAAACCCTCGTCTATGGCCGCTTCCGAAATATCCCAAACTTCATCGGCTACCACTAAGTCAACGCTGTAACCGTGACCAGCTGCAGGCGTGGCCGCGCGTGGAAACCATACGCTGTTATCTGGCATTGTTAAAACCATGCGCCCGTAAGACCATGAAATATGCGCGTTAAATTTGCTTTCTAAGACAGGCGCCAAATATGTAAACAACGCGGTAGCCAAATCCAATTTGTGGGCGACAGTAATAACGGTTTGCGCCTGGCCGCGCGCTTTCCCTTGCGTAGTTAACCACCAACCAACCAACGCGGCAATAGCAACCGTTTTACCGTTCTGTCGCGCGACAGACACAAGGCCGACACGGTGCAAGTAGTCGCCGTTGCTATCCATAGCCGTTAAACCATGCAAAATATTTAACTGCCACGGCATTAGGTCTACGCCTAGTACCTCTTTCGCAAAATCCCCAATATCGGTTACAGCCGATTTTTGACCGCTAGCGGTGGTCGTAACCAATCGCGGCATATCGTGGCCAGTTCGCGCCAGTTCCGCCAAATCCTTTAGATATATAGGGTTAATATCT